AACCACGGAACACGGTCGCTGACGCCCATGCCGTTGTCGTCCCCATACGTGATCAGGGCCACGTTCTCTTTGAACTTGTCCTTAGAACCCTCAGGTCGCAGCTTATAGAAGCAATATCTCATATATAAGCTGTTAACCAGAGAATTGATGATCACAGTGAGTGGATGTCCCGAGGGATTCGTGCCGAAAAACTCAACCAAATCTCCGTTCACATTCACGAGAGGAAAAGCGACGTCATACCCAACACACATGATGGATCGCACCTCGTCATCGGAAAACCCTGCGCGCTTGTAAAGCGCGCAGATGACATCGAAAGCAGCTAACACGAAGTCAGCTGTCATCCGCTTGTCATACTTGCCGTAGTCTCCACCAACAATCTTGTGCTCCCCATGTTGTGTGAGGTACTCACGAAATTCTCCCCACTCGGTCGATTGGCACACCGTTCCAGGAGCTGCTTCAAAAGCAAACTTGTTCAACTGCAAGAGCCGAACTAGTGTAAGAAGTTTCTCCCTGACCACGATACTCTGGTCGACTGGTGATGCGGTGAATAGCCTTGTGCTGGCAGACGCGATCTTTTCCTCAGCGCGAGCTTCGTCCTTCAAGTGACCTGTGTAAACAGGAAACGCTCGCCGGCCTTCAGCATAGCACTGGCGAATGACCTTACAACGCTCCTCAACCTCAGGTGTAAAGGCGACTCCGTCTGGGTAGTCCTCGCTGATGTCATCAACCAAATAGCCCTTCTTCGACTTGTTCCAGGGAAAACCCATGGAGGTCTTGCGGTTTAGGCCATCGATGAAAATGACTCCGGGCAAACCATTAATGGCCGCCTTGGTGCTCAAAAACATCAATTCACCTTCCCAACCTTTGGGCAAATGGCTGATGATGTCCTCAACAAAGGAATCCACGCAAAAGCGCAGCAACGTTTGGTCATAAATGACCTTGGGTCCCAACATCTCAACTACATTCTTCCTCCAGGGTTCCCACCCGCCCATGACGGGGGGACCATATCTGATGGTGTAGTTGAAATGCTCGCACATCACATCCGCAAG